TTCTCCACCAACATTAACCCACCAATAACGAGCCACGGCCACAGAGAAGAATCACCCGAAACAATAACGTCGTACTTGTCACCTTTATGCTCCGTGTCAACAACTGATCCATCCGGCAACATCTCCGACCACAAGTGAGGAGAAGCAGCACACAACATCCTGACCGGCCCAGTCGGTGTGTACTTGTCAAACGCAAGAATTGTGTCCTCGAAATGACACGCAACATCCCCCATGTTCTTTAGCCAAGAATCGCGGTAGCCCATTCGTTGCCCTTTCCTTTAATGTTAAAAAGTGACTCAACAATAAGCCGCTGCCGGTTCGCTTCCTCTGCCCGAACATCCGGGTTAAGAAGTTCCGTCGCATGATCACGCCATTCGTCCGGTGTCTCAGCGAGCCGCCCAACACCCGCTTCATGCAACAACTCGTATTCGCGTGTAGGTGAAGCAATAAACGGGATACCCGACGCGGCGTACTCCAGTCCCTTCAGGAAAGATTTTGCTTCATTAAACGGATTCATTGTCAACGGAACCAGCCCAACATTAAACTCCGTGAAAAGTTTTGGGTACTCCACTATCGAAGTCATGTTTTGGGTAGACACCTTTTTCAATCCAGCACGAACACCGAAATGTTTCCCGTCCCCAGAAATGTGACCTGCATGATGCACCCGTATCCCGTGATCTTTACTGAACCCCGGCAACCAGTCCCGCAACAGTTCAATGTCCCCGGATCTCCACAACGTTCCACCGACCCAACCAAAAACGGCTTCACCATTTTGAACCATAGGTGTGTAACGGTCAACGTCAATACTGTTCCGAACCAAACAAACATCCCTGACCCGACGCGAGTAATGATCGGCAAGGAACTCCGTCGAAACAATCACCCTGTCAGCGGCTCTGATCCCAATCTCGTACCACATCCGGTTACAGTTAGGGTCAGTGTGCGGGTGCGTGGAATGGTAAGCAATATTGGTTGGCTCCAGCCCGTAATGAAAATCATCCACATCCACAATTACACGCTCCCCCCTCGCCCGCATTATTGGGATCATTTCGGGGAAAGCCTTGTGCATGATTAGTTTCGTGACGGTCGCGTCGTACCCGGTCAACATTCCATCTTTGTACGCCACACCTACCCCGTAGTCGGTTGCGAGCCGTGGCTGCCCAACAACTGTCTCCCAGCCTAGTTCTTCTAACTCACGGGCAGGTAAAACCATTCGATACCACGCGCACCCGTTTGGTTCCGGTGGCTGAATGTTGTTATTAAAATCAGTCGTTACAAAGGCCACGCCGGGCACGTTCCACCTCAACCATGTGGAGAGTCAATGCGTAACCAATAATGTCCACGACCGTATCGGCTTTCGGTTTATGGACTTGGCGAGCAATTTTCATTCCCACCATGCACAAGGAAACCTGCTCAGCGGTTACGGGGCTGTCAAGGATCACCGACCATATTTGTGCAGCACGGTCAAGGTTATCCAGCGGGTGACCGTACTCGTTTTGCCGTTCACCGTTCACAAGGGAAGCAGCGTAAGCGGCTATGTCCTCTGGAAGCATCGCGCTAGAGGACTTGGAGGTCTGTGACACGGGTATCAGGATACATGCAAAAAGTTACCGTGCCCGCCTGCGACACCTCTCCGCTTGAAAGTTTCCACCACTCCGAACCACCATCCATAGGGGGGGCCTGAATCCATAAGCATCCGCCCCAATCCGCTAAACGCAAATGATGATAGTGACCTGAGACAAGAACGTCAGCGTCCCCAATCGGTTGCTTCCCCCCGGCCTGTTTCTGCCACCACGTTTTAAGTTTCGTTTCCGGTGTCGCACCCGCACGAGCAATATGCCCGTGAGTAAGCCCTAGAATCCAGCCGGCAGACTCAAGGGTCAAGGTTAATGCGTCCCGTGGGTACAGGAACTTTATGTGACCGAACGTTTCCGGGTTGGCGTGAAGGATCTCCTCAACCATTTCAACGATCGCAAGATCATCATTATCCTGCAAAGTAGTGAACGATTTACCGTCAGCCCTGTTCTCCCCGTGATTACCTCCAACAGCAGCAACCGTGATTTCGGTGAAGTGTTTCGACCACGCCATGAGGGAATCTAGGAGAAGGCGACGGGTTACTTTTACCTGATCTCTCCGATCAAGTTCGACGTTGAAAGTTTGTGACGGGTAGAAACCGACGCACCCTTCAATGGAATCCCCTGTCCATAGGACGTTTAGTTTTGAGATGCCCCTACCAATACCCCGCAACTCTTTAACCCTGCGTATGACCCCTTCCCGTGCGTTTATGACACGTTCTATGGTTCCCTCAAGCCCGTCCCCGTCATTCTTACCTATCTGCCAGTCAGCAAGAACAACGTTAAGGACACCTTCACCCTCGAACACTTTCTTTGAAGGCTTCCTCCGCAACGCCTCCTTAATCAAAGGCTCCAGATCAACACCTAAAATTGTGCGACGAATAACCCGCGCCTTGTACTGCCGGTTATTCCCCCCATCCTCCCCACCCCACGAATTAAAAAGAACAGGCTCAACAACCTCAAAAAGTTCCGGGTCAAGACCCCAATGACGCAGAACATGATCCCAGTCCGGGTTACGCTCACCCGCGATAGTAGAAGTCGTGACAGTTCCCTCGTCACCCTCCCACACAATGCCCGGAACCCATTTTTTACGGCGCGGTGGTTCAGGTTGATTTTGCAGGGCTTTAGTGAACTCGTCTTTCAGAGACAAAATTACTCCTGTTGGTTAACGGCGCGACACCTTTGACAAGCGATACGCCACGGGGAAGTGACCAGTTCAGCAAGTAGTTTGTTGCAACGCCAACAACGAGGCCGTTCAACAGAAACTGAACCCTTACCGTACACGTCCATTACCGTTCAACCATTACGCTAAAAGTCATGGCAAACTGGGGACGGTCATTATCATCAACACCTAAAGGAGTCATAGAACCCTCACTCATTACGCGAAGGAAACGAACACCCGAAAGAGTCTCATCAGTAATTCCACACAAAACATCACGAACATCAACAATCTTCGTTCGTGTACCCGGATAGTCAGCCCGCGAACCGCGAACCATTACTTGCACCGTTGGCCTCTCCAAAGTCGCAGAGTTACTTTGCATCACTTCAAGAGGAACCTGCCCCGGCCCTTCAAACAAAGCAACGCAAGCATCAGGAGTGTTTGGCATCAGGCCAATAAAAATGTCCACAGCCACAGTGCCAACGGAGGCTAGTTGAAGTTTTGTTGCTAACGCTTCAAGCATCATCCCCCCATTTTAAGGTAGACAAGAACACGTCTCTTAATATCATTCACAAAAGTCGCGCGAGCCAAGTCCACCGGGATCTTCAAAAAATGGTACGACTTACCCGGTTTATGCTTAGCCTTCGGGTTCTTATGCACAGCAGCAGCGTACTTTGCTGAAGCCCCACCATAAGTAATTTTCACCTCAACGCCGGAAGCGTAAGCCTTCGGTGGCTCCACCCTGCCACTATCCTTCAAAAATCCTTTATCCACAGGAACAATTATTTTAGACTTATTCAAAACCTCATTAGCCGTCATAAAAAGAGAAGTAGCAATAACAGTTTCCATCCCCTTACCAGACATTTTTTTGAACAAAGCCTGAAGTTTCTTTTCCCCCTCAAACTCAACCTTGATAGCCATTACGCACTCAAACCCAAAACAGTGTGATGCCAACCGGCCTCGTCATAAGGCCGCTGCACAGAAATAATTACAGGCGCGGAACCGTCAGCCAAAACAATCTTAGAAGAAGTGGTCACAGCAACCTGCCCATACAAGTACACTTTCCCAATCTCAACAACCTCACGACCGTCAGGGGCAACAGCAAGTTTTGTGTTAAGGACCAAATGGGCAGAAGAGGAAACCCCGCTGGCATACGAATACTTCCCATAAACATCCATAGTAGACGCGGCAAAGATCGTTACCGTTTCAGAAAACAACTCTAGGTACGCTGTTTCAATGCTCACGTTTTGTTGTCCATCTGCCCTAGCACAAAGTCGCTCCCAGAATCCTCATCAATCTTATCTACCGTTTTTAACAGTGAGTTAGCGTTAACGATAGGTGCGGCAGGGTACAAGTTGAAACGTGCAGTTTCCAGTTGCTGAATAAGGCTTTGCAGTTTCCCGGTGGAAGATCCAGTAGACGAAGCAAGCGACAAGTCCCCAACTTTCTTCGACTCGCTTGACCCATCCGCCACACGGCCTATAAGGGTGCGTACCGCTGCGATAGCGGCTGTGTAACCGTTCTCCCATGTGGTAACTAGGTAATCAAGTTCCGTGTCCTCAAACAACGGCTCAGCCGCGTTAGTGTCCGTAATGAGGAACCGCACAAGATCCCTAGTAGACGAACCCGGATCGCCTGAATATGTGAACGTCATAACATCCTCCTCCAGTTTATTGTAGTCCAGAAATGACTAACGGGATCATCCCTTAAATCAAGGATGATCCCGCCGTCGTTCGCGGATTTAATTAAGCAACAACTGTTTGCCAGAAGTACCCAAGATCAGCGGCAACAACTTTGTTATCGAAAGCAAGTTCTGCTTCGATACGAGTTGCGCGAAGTGAATCCAAACGGAACGAGGAGGTTCCGATTGTTGCACCGAGTCCACCCGAAACGCCAGTCCACTGCATGATGTAACCAGCGGAAGGAGTCAACAGGCCGGGAGCCGGGGCAACGTGAGCGAGAAGCGCACTCTTGCCGGTAGTGAAAGCGTAAGCACCAGTAGCACCTTCAGCGTTCGTGGCTTTGATTGACTTCGATACAAGTACACGCTCAATGTCAAACATGCGAGCGAGCATGTCTTCAGTGATCGTTTGTGAAGACGTGTACTTGATCCGGTCAACGAGATCAGGATGATTCTTCAGTTGACGGAAAACGTCATACCCAAGAACCAGCGTGTTCGCTGCAAGGCCAGTAACAGAAAGGATGTCTGCCTTTGCTTCTTCAATGTCGTCAATCGGGTCAGAGTTTGTGTAGTCACTCCACTGGCGAACCTGCCCAGAAGAAGGAGAACCCGAAACACCTGTCGCTGTGTTTCCCCACACCCCGCCAGTC